CGCAACGAAGATAACAAGGCAGCTGATTATGCTGTTCTTGCACAAGAGCGTGGGTTTCAGCCAACACAAAAGTTGAAGGTTGAGCCCATGACTCTTAAAGCGTTAGTCCGTGAGCGTATTGAGGCAGGTAAAGAAATGCCAACGGAACTTTTCAACGTATTCGTTGGAAATAAAACAACAATAAAAAGGAAACAATAAACATGAACAATGTAACAACTAAAACAAATGCAGGTGCATTAGCTACGAATCTTTTCGAAGCAGATGCAAATGCTGGCTCTCAGAATATGACGCAGGAAGATCTTGCGTTACCATTTCTGAAAGTCTTGGGACAACTATCTCCTGAAGTAAATAAAAGAGATGGTAAATATGTCGAAGGTGCAGAACCAGGCATGATCCTTAACACTGTCACAAATGAAATTTTTGATGGTAGTAAAGGAATAAATGTATTGCCAGTATTTTATGAAAGAAAATACGTAGAATGGCAAGACAGAGGTGAAGGAAAAGGTTCTCCAGTAGCAATTCACAGCGCAGATAGCGATATTGTGAGTACAACTACTAGAGATAAATCTTTTAAAGATCGTCTACCAAATGGTAATTATCTAGAAAATACTGCAAATCATTTTGTAGTTCTTTTAGGTGATAATCCATCAACTGCTTTGATTTCTATGAAAGCTACTCAATTAAAAATTAGTAGAAAATGGAATTCAATCATGATGGGTATTAAACTAAATGGTAAGAACGGTATGTTCACGCCGCCAACATATAGCCACATTTACAATCTAAAAACTGTTCAGATGTCTAACGATAAAGGAACATGGTTTGGATGGGAAGTAACTAAAGTTGGTCCCGTATCAGATAAAGGTGTTTATGAAGTTGCAAAAAGTTTTGCTGAAAGATTAAGCAAAGGCGATGTGCAAGTTAAACATGGATCTGATGAATCAAAAACAGATTCTCCATATTAATCACTAACGCAAGTTAGTTCCTAGGATTGGGCGTGGAAGCGAGAGTGGAAACGCCCAAGACAAAATTATGATAGAGAAGTTTAAAAATATATTTAAAGGCCTAGAAAGAGCTCATGGTTGTACTAAAGTTGGTCCTATTAATAACAACGGAGAAAAAGTTAAAGGACAATCTTTTGTAGTAAGAGAGCCAGTCACAGATGAACTTTGGACGAAACATTTACAAGGTAAACAAAGTTTAGGAATAATTCCAATTAACGACGACAATGAGTGTGTGTGGGGATGTGTAGACATAGATTCATACGCAGGATTTGATCATAAAAAATTAATCAGTAAAATAAAACAATTTAATTTACCACTAGTGGTGTGTAGGTCTAAGAGCGGCGGTGCTCACGTGTTTCTATTTTCAGAAAAAGCGGTATCAGCAGAAAGAATGAGAGATAAACTTACCGAGATAAAAACACTACTAGGATATGGTGGATCAGAAGTTTTTCCAAAACAAATTAGATTAAAATCACAAGATGACACAGGTAATTTTTTAAATTTACCATATTTTAATGGTGATGATACAACAAGATATGCTTTTCTTGAAAATGGAAACGCTGCTAGTCTTGAAGGTTTTTATGGATTGTATCAACGTAATGTACAGAAAGATGTTAGTCTTGTAAAAGTACAAAGACCTGAATCAGAATTTTCTGATGGGCCTCCGTGCATAGAATTAATGGCTATGAATAAAATACCTGAGGGTGGTAGAAATAATGCAATGTTTCATTATGGTGTTTATGCTAAAAAGAAATGGCCATCAGAGTGGAAAAGCAGAATTACAATGTTTAATATATCTGCATCACAATCTCCATTAAGTGAATCAGAAATAGATATAATTAAAAAACAACACGATAAAAAAGAATGGGGATATAAATGTAATGACACACCTATGTGTAATTTGTGTGATAAAAAATTATGTAAAACTAGAAAATATGGAATAGGTGAAGAATTAGTATTTCCTCTATTAGCAGATTTACAAAAAATTAAATTAGAAAAACCATATTATTATCTAAATGTAGATGGAGAAAGATTACATTTAGAAAATGTAAAATATTTAAAACAACAAAGTTTATTTCAAGAAGCATGTATGGAACAGCTAGATTTTAAACCACCAACAGTAAAACCTAAAGACTGGGACATGATAATAAACCCACTGATGAAGAATCACGAACCAGTAGAGCCACCTGAAGGTGTAACAACTGCAGATCAATTAAGAAATCATTTAGAAGAGTTTTGTTTAAACAGACACATAGGTTCTGATGTTAATGACCTTAAAAAAGGTGGAGTATGGACCAATGGTGGATATCACCATTTTGTTTTTAGTATGTTTTATAGTAAATTTTTAGTTAGACAGAGATGGGAAATAAATTATCAGCGTACAGCACAAATGTTAAAAGATCATTGTAATTGCGATGATAAAAAAAGAGTTGGAAAAGAAAGAATTTCTGTTTTTACAGTTAAACAATTTGATAAGAAAAAAGATGATTACACTCAAAAAGAACTTAAACCAAAAGATGTATTTTAATGAAAATAAGATGTTTTATAGAAAGTTTTATTGATGTTGGAAGTGGATTAATTTTAGCAATTTTAATTCAATTATATATCTTTCCATTTTTTGGACTATATCCAACTATATGGGATAGTTTGCATATCGCATTAATATTTACAATAGTTTCTATTATTAGATCAGCTATATGGAGAAATTTTTTTAGAAAAATATGAAAACAATAGTATTAGGACCACCAGGTACAGGTAAAACAACTACTTTATTAAATAAAGTAGATAGTTATTTAAAAGAAACTGATCCAGATAAAATAGGTTATTTTGCTTTTACTCAAAAAGCTGCATATGAAGCTAGAGATAGAGCAATGAAGCAGTTTAACTATACAGAAGATGATCTTCCATACTTTAGAACATTACATTCATTAGCATTTAGAAAACTTGGTTTAAAAAAAGATCAAGTTATGCAGGCAAGACACTATAAAGATCTTGGAAAAAAATTAGGATTTCCAGTATCTTATGCAGAACATCAAGAAGATCATGGTATATTTACTTCTGATAGTGAGTATTTACAAATAATTCAATTAGCACAATTAAGAAATATTACACCTGAACAACAATATAATAAACGAGAGCATACTCAAGATTTAGAATTAGATAAACTACATATTATTCACAACGAATTAAAAAGATATAAAAAAGAATATAACTTAATAGATTTTAATGACATGATATTAGATTTTATAAAGTCAGACAAATCTCCAAACTTTGATGTTGTATTTATAGATGAAGCACAAGACTTATCTCTTATGCAATGGGATATGACAAAAACTATTTGGGATAAAACAGAAGATACTTTTATTGCTGGAGATGATGACCAGGCAATATTTAAATGGGCTGGTGCTGATGTAGATTCTTTTATAGCACTTAAAGATCAAATGATTAATCTTCCATTAATACAATCACATAGAATACCAATGAAAGTTCATAAACTAGCTATGAACATAATTAATAGAGTTAGAAATAGAATAAATAAAGATTGGCAACCTAAAACTAATGAAGGTAGTCTGCATAGACATTTTGATGTTGATTCAGTTGATATGTCAAAAGGTGAATGGTTAGTTTTAGCTAGAACTAAACACATGTTAAAAGAAATAGAAGATACTTTATATCGTAAAGGTTTATACTATGAGACTAAAAACAAACGTAATTATGAGAAAGATTTACAAGAATCAGCAACAGATTGGGAACATTTAAGACAAGGACAGTTATTATCTTTTAAACAAATTGAAAAAATTTCTAAATACATGGGACCAAATCATTGGGAAAAAGAAAAAATAAGAGGTATGACTAAAGGATCTTTTTACGGAATTGATCAACTTACAAAAGAATATGGATTAAAAACTAAAAAAGTTTGGTATGAATCATTAGACGATGCAGGAACAAGAAGAGTAGAATATTTAAGAAAAATGAGAGCTAATGGTGAACAGTTAAATAAAAAACCAAGAATAGAATTGTCTACAATTCACGCTGCTAAAGGTGGTGAATCACAAAACGTAGTTCTTTTAACTGATCTCACTAAAACAACAATGGAAACATATGAAAGAAATGCAGATGATGAAAATAGATTATTTTATGTAGGTGCAACACGAACAAAAGAAAACTTACACATAGTAGAACCAAAACAATACAATAAAGGATTTATAATATGAGTAGTCCTAAATCTATTT